AATGAAAAAATATGGGTGGACTCCCGATAAAGCCGCTGCCGAGTTTGAGAAGTTTGCAAACCACCACAGGGCGCACGGGAAGAAAATGGATGATTGGCGTGCTGCATGGTATTACTGGTGCTCAAACGTGAAGGGGTTTGCACCACGCGGGGATCTGTTCGATATGTCCAACGAACCAGAGCATTGGCCCGGTCAGCATAATGGTCGGCCCGCACCGGGCCTGATCGGCGGTGATTGGTGATTGACTTCAACAAGGGCGAGATCGAAACCTACTACCGAGCTCGCGTTCCGAAGTTGATTACCGTCCAAGGGAAACTCCGTGGACCGTGTCCGGTCCACCGCGGCAAAGATCCGAACTTCTCGATCGATTGGGAAACCGGCCAATCGTACTGCCATTCGCAGTGCTCCCGCGGATTCGACATGCTGTCGCTCGAGCGGGAACTCTTCGGGATCGATTTCATCAAAGCCAAGGCTGAAGTCTTCCGGTTGATCGGCCGCCCACTGCCGAACTGGCAGGAGCGAGATATCGAGGCCACGTACGATTACACGGACGAAACCGGGAAAGTCCTGTACCAGGTTGTACGGCGCGTTGGGAAGAAGTTCTCACAGCGGCGCCCGGACGGTAAGGGCGGTTGGATGCTGGGCCTCGGGAAAGATCACAAACCGGTCCCGTTCAAATTGCCGGAACTCCTGAAAGGCATGGTCGTCGCGGTTGCTGAGGGTGAGAAGGACGCGCTGAACCTGATGCGTGCCGGCTGGGTGGCCACATGCAATAACGGCGGCGCAGGGAACTTCAGGCCAGAACTCGCGCCGTATTTCGCAGGCAAGCACGTAGCGATCTTCCCCGACAACGACGAACCCGGCAGAAAGCACGCCGAACTCGTGGCGGGGCTTCTGGCTCCAGCGGCGGCATCCGTGCGAGTCGTCGAACTCCCCGGTTTATCGCTCAAGGGCGACGTATCGGATTATCTGGCGTCGGGAAAGACCGGTTCCGATCTACGCACGCTCTGGCGCGAAACGGAAGAGTGGACGCCGGAATGGAAGTTTGTAACTGAGGTTCCGCATGAAAACGACAAATATCTGCGGACGTTTGCGCAGAGTCTACAGGAGTATGGCGGGTACGAGGGCTTCTGGAAAAGCCTCGATGTCGAGGGACTGCCGACGCCATTCGAACCGCTGACGCGCAAGTTGGGTGGCCTCCGCAAGGGCGAAGTTTACGTGATCGCCGGAAGAACCGGACAGGGGAAGACATCCCTTGCGCTGCAGTTCGCAATCGCGGCGCTCGACCAGCGGGCCGGGGTCTTGGTGTTCTCGATGGAAATGTCGCACAGGGACGCTTTCCAGCGCATCGCCGCGATTTATGGGTGCGTGGATCTTCAGCACTACCGGCGGTTGCGCCGGGAGGACCGGGAAGCGCCGGTGTTGGCACAATACGAAGCCGCGCTGAAGCACTCGACGGCGAAATTCTGCCGCGCTCCGCTGTACGTCACAACGAAATCGGGGGTAACTCCGGAGTTTCTTACGGAAGAGTCGAAGCGGATGATCGGCCGCGCGCCTATCGGATTGGCGATTGTAGATCACATGCAACTGATGGGCTCTACCGGGAAGAAGCAAACCGACTACGAGAAGTTCACCGCCATCAGCCGCGCGACGAAGGAAATCGCCGTGGAGCTCAATGTGCCGCTGATTCTCGTGTCGCAGGTGAACCGCTCGAATGCCACCGACCGGCGGCAGGAACTGGAGATTTCGGATTTACGAGGCAGTGGCGCCATCGAGGAAGATGCGGCCGGTATCCTGTTGGCCTACTACGATGGGGACGATTTCAAGGAGGCGAAAGCGGATCCGCAAGGGGAGCGGTTGAAGAAGGGGCCGATCAAGACATGGCTGAAACTGGCGAAGAATCGGTACGGGGCATCAGGGACTTACGAACTCCTGAATCATTGGCGGGCGCTGACGCGGTTTGATCCGATAGATGCGCAAATTATGGAAAAGGCAGAGGAGCAAAGTGGACATCAACGGCTATTCGAAAAGTAAAGTCGGCGAGCAGTGGACGGAAGTGGATCACATCTGGCTCATGGAGCAGATCCGCAAAGTGGACGAGCTCGCGCAGGCGGCGTACAACATGCGGGAATCCGGAGCCACGGCAAAGCGGAACGCGCCGGTTCAGTCGCTGGAGATCACCGACGAGGACGCGAAGCGATGATTGACGCCAGATTCGTTCCAATCGACAATTGGCCCGGTGCTGCCACGCCGGAATGGAAACGGAAGCGCGCGCCGTTCCGCTCGGCCTATGCGAAGACGCTCGATCTGCTGGAATCCGAATTGAAGCACCTGAAGGCCAGCGATATACTGATTCAGGCGTACTTGCGTCGCGAGGATATCCGCAACGATGGCTGGCCAAGATCGGCTGCGCGGCCATCGAAGCCTGGCATCATCGTGACATTCAAAGGCACCGGCGGCCAGATGTCGTTTCCGTGCGACCGGTTCGACGGCTGGGAAGACAACCTCCGCGCGATCGCGCTCTCGCTCGAAGCCCTGCGCATGGTGGATCGCTACGGCGTCACTCGCAATAACGAGCAGTACCGCGGATTCACGGCGTTGCCTCCAGCGTCCAATGACCGAGGCCCCGCGATCACGTTCTTTGCTCGCGTTACCGGCTGGCAGGAGATTCAGATCAAAAGCGACCCCCAGGGTGCGTATCGTCTGGCAGCGCGGGCCTGTCATCCCGATACAGGCGGAAATGAAGATTTGTTCAATGAACTTCAGAAGCATTGGGCGGCGTTGCGATGAGTGTCAGGCGAGGGCACGCGGGCCGGGTGGACGCAAACCACGCGCAGATTATTGACGCGCTTCGTAAAGCGGGGATCTGCGCGACGAGCACGGCGCAGATCGGCGGCGGCTTTCCTGACGCGGCCGCCGGATTCCGAGGGGTGACTCTGTTGCTGGAAATTAAGTCGCCGGGCGAGAAGTTGAACGCCGCGGAGGTGGAATGGCATTCGAAGTGGGGCGGCGCGGTGGCCGTGGTGGATTCTCCGGAAGCGGCTATCAAGGCGGTTCTGGACTACGCGAGGGGACAATGCGGGGTGCTTTTGTGAGCCAGCCCGTCCTGTCAGTCGCCGAAGAGATCACCATGAAAGCCACATTCAAAGCCACAATGCTGCGGGCTGCCGACATCATCGACCGCATCACCGCCGATGACGTGCTGGAGCAACAGGCCGAAGGATTGCGGCAGGGAATGACGCTGGTGGAGGTTTCGAAGATTGATCGGGCGATGGTGGCCGCCGCGCATCTGCGGCTCTGCGCCGCCGGAAAGGCGAAACGATGATCCGAAGTAGAGTTTACGAAGCGATTGATTCCGAGCGCGATCTTCAGGATCGCAAATGGGGAACCGTACAGGAGCATCCGCACGAAGTAGGCGGCTGGCTCACGATTATGCGGAAGTTGATGGCAGACGCTGAAGCGGCATGGGCTTCGAAATCTGACGACCGTCCCGCGCTGGCCGAGATCCGCAAGGTGATAGCGGTTGGAGTGGCATGTTGCGAGCAGCACGGCGTTTCGTTCCGCTCGAAGTTCGAGGAGCCTCCGGTGGAGTCGATGCGATGAAGGCTTTGACAGTAAAGCAGCCGTGGGCATCGCTGATCGTCCGGGGCGGCAAAGACATCGAGAATCGCGACTGGGCTACGCGCTTCCGGGGTGTCGTGGCAATCCACAGCAGCGCGAAGTTGGATCAGCGCGAAATGGAAGACGCCTGCTGTATGATGCGGGCGTTTGTGCCCAAATTCTCAACCGCGCGTTTCAAGCAGGACAAATTTCCAACTGGTTCGATTCTCGGAACGGTCGAAATCGTCGATTGCGTTAAGGAGTACCAATCGCCATGGTTTTTTGGGGAGTACGGTTTCGTGCTGCGAAATCCGGTGGCCTTCCCTGTGCCGATACCATGTCGCGGGGCGCTTTCGCTGTGGGATGTGCCGGATGATCTACTTCCCCTTCTGCGGGAACAGTGGAAGGCAGCGCGCGAATGACTTACCGCTACGCATGGCGACTGACGAAACTCTGGGGGCCCGCGGGGAGTCCGCTCTACAACCGGCGCTGCAAAGTCCTGGCGAGGGCGCTGAACGGCAAGAATGGGCGATTGGTCCAGTTCGAGGACGGCGAGCAGCACATCATCAGCGGGAACGCGCTGCGGAGGGTCCGATGATCCACCACTGCCACGCTTACGGCTGCGAGGAGGAAGTGCCGCCCAAAATGCTCATGTGCTTGAGGCACTGGCGCATGGTCAACTCGACCATCCAGAAATTAATTTGGAAGCACTACCGCCCCGGTCAGGAGATCGACAAGAAACCTTCTCCGGAATACATGCTGGTACAACGGGCGGCGGTGTGGTATGTCTTCGCAGATGAGGGAGGTTGCGTATGGCCTGATGTGCCGGAAGTCGGCTCTGAGGAGTACATGGCGGGGCCACCGTTGCGGGTGCTACCGTGAACGAAACTATCTGGTATTATTCGCGTGTCATTGACGGCAAAATCAAACTACTGAACCGCCAGGGCTTCGATCAGATCGTTAAATCGCTCGATGGGATGGAGGTTGATGTCGGGCTGCGTAAGCACCGGAAGGCACGGACTTTGCGGCAAAACTCGTACCTTTGGTTCATGTACGGGTACATCGCCGAGCGCATCGATGGGCACACGAAGGACACTATTCACGAGGCCATGGGCATCCTCTTCAGGCTCGACCGCACCGGGCCCATTCCGACGGTCAAGAGTACAACGGCAATGTCGACGGTCGAGATGAACGAGTATGTCGAGCGGATTCACCAGTTCTGCGCCGAGACACTGGACATCGTGGTTCCCGATCCGAACAGCGAGGAAGCACTGCAATGGAGCCAATCATATGCCTGACGTAACGGAGATGAGAACGGAACTGGCGGCGCTCGAAAAACGGCGCGAGGAACTTCAGCGATCCATCGGAGTGGCGGCGGAAGCGAATACCGGCTATGGACTTCCCTGCCCGTGCGGCGCCATGGTCTGGAGCAAGTATCCCGTCGCAAACTGCGGAAGGTGCGGGACGACTATCGACGCGAGGGCGTGGGGAACGCCGGCGAAGGAGATACAGGGCTGATGGCAGAGGAAACCGGCATTTCATGGACGGATCACACCTTCAACACACATTGGGGCTGCACGAAGGTGTCGCCGGCCTGCGACAACTGTTATGCAGAGCGCGATTCGCTCCGTTATGGTCACGACGTGTGGGGGAAGGATGCGCCGCGGCGCATGTTCGGCGACGACCACTGGAAACAACCGGAGGCTTGGCACCGGAAGGCACAGAAGGATGGCGTTCGGCGGCGTGTATTCTGCGCCTCGATGGCCGACGTGATGGAGGATCGGCGCGATCTTGACGTAGTGCGGGCGCGTCTGTTCGACCTGATCCAGCGTACTCCGCAATTAGACTGGCTGTTGTTGACGAAGCGGCCAATGAACTACCGGAGGATGCTCCCTGAGCGCTGGCGTCGGGATCCGCAGCCGAATGTCTGGCTCGGAACAACCGTCGAATCGACCGCTTATTTATGGCGCATCGCCAGTCTGGTGGAAGTCCCTGCGGTGGTGCATTTCCTGTCGATGGAACCGCTTCTGTCGGAAATGCCGCAGTTGGGCGGCTACCTCTGGGATATCGAGTGGGTCATCACCGGGGGTGAGTCCGACGGCGGCCGGAAAACCGCAAGGCCAACGCCGACAGATTGGTTCCGTCAGGTGCGAGACGCCGCCGTGCATCGCGGAATCGCTTACCATCACAAGCAGAACGGCGAGCATAACGACCTCGTGCGTATTGGGAAAAAAGCTGCTGGTGATCTCCTCGACGGTCGGCAGTGGAAGGAGTTCCCACGGTGAAGCGTGCCAAGCTCCTCCGTCGCACAGAACTAAAGCGCACGCCGATGAAGAAGTATCCGATGCGCCGGAAGCCGTACCCCGGCGAAGATCCAGCCTATCGTCGCTGGCTGCGTGAAAACTGCAAATGCGTTGTCTGCAAGAAACTGGGAGTCGCGAATTCCTTCACGCAGCAGTTCACGAAGATCGAGGCGGCGCACACGGCAAGCGGGGGAATGGGAACAAAGGCGCCGGATTCAACGTGCGCCCCGCTGTGCATGGGACACCACCAGCAGAGTCATTCGATGGGAACGCCCAGATTCGAGGCGCGGTATGGGGTGGACCTGAAGGCGGAGGCGGCCGCGCACTACCGCCTATTCTGTCTTGTAGAGAAGGGCGAGTAATGCGCTACGGCTCAGTGTGTAGCGGGATAGAAGCAGCTTCGGTTGCCTGGGAGCCACTGGGATGGGTCCCTGTATTCTTCGCCGAAATCGAGCCGTTCTGCTGCGCGTTGCTGGCTCAACGTTACCCGACTGTACCGAACTTGGGAGATATCAATGCGCCGGATTTCATCGAAAGAGCGAAAGACCTCGGACCAATCGACGTTCTTGTTGGGGGACCTCCATGCCAAGCCTTCTCAATCGCAGGACTCCGCGGTGGATTGGCAGACCCGCGCGGCAACCTCACGCTTAGATATCTTGCAGTGGTTGATGCGCTTCGGCCTAAGTTTGTAGTTTACGAAAACGTTCCTGGGATTTTGTCTTCTGACGAATCTACCGTCGTTCAAATAGTCATTGATGCGTTCACTCAAATAGGATATATTTGCGATATCGACATTCACGACGCGCAGGAATTCGTACTTGCTCAACGTCGACGGAGGGTTTTTATCGTATGCGTGAGGTTAGAAGATTTACTCCTGAAGAAGACGCCTACATCAGACAGAATCATGGCGGAACTCGCTGTACAGATATGGCAAAGCACTTGGGACGCAGCGCTGCCAGTGTTGTCTCGCGTCAAGTCACACTCGGAATCAGAGTCCCAAATCGAACCAACCGGCGATTTTCTAAAGCAGAGGATGGAATTATCCGACGCTCTCTTGGGCGGATCACCGGTCACGAAGTTGCTCGAATACTGGGGAGGTCAACCAGTTCCGTGTACGGCCGCGCTAAGTCCCTCGGAATCACATATAAGCCAACTCAACGAACAGCGAACCGAAGGCTCAACGGTGGCTATTGGTGGATTGCGGAAGAACGCGAAGGTCGTCGAGTCTGGGTACAGGAACACCGGAGTATTGTGGCAGCGCGCGTTGGACGCGATCTCAGACCGACCGAGAAAGTCCACCATGTCAATCTCATCCACGGAGACAACGGAGACGGCAATCTGTTTCTTTGCCGAAGCGATTCTCACCACGCTGCTATCCATCATCAGCTCGCCAAAACACTCGCTTGCGGGGAGTTGGTCGAGCGACTACTGGAACTTGGCGTCCTCACTTTTGACACTGACAAAGGGAATTACGGATTATGCGGGACCAGCAAGTTGCGAACTATTTAGCGGGGCGACCGTCCTTGACTGTTGGGGGAATTGTCTCGGCCTATCACAAGCCATCTCTCAAATCGTTGTGGGCCATATTGGAGAATGGGCAAGTCGATCCGAAGTACTTTCTGTCCCGAACGGCTTGCAGCGGCATTCTCCGCCGAGCCGCGAAACGAGGGAAAGCACTCCCGAAACTGCTGGAGCGGGCGTTGCGGGCGGTAGTGAATGGGGGGGGGCACGAACTCAGTCCGTCCCTGACGGCGAGCGGCCGTGGAACTGAGCGGGCCGGCGATTCGCGCGGACAAGATTGCCTGGTTCCCGTCGAACTCTCAAACGGCGACGTATCCCACTGCCTGAACGCGGGTGGCATGGGGCGAATCGACTACGAGACGGAAACGCTGGTCACGCACGCCGTGGCAATCCCCATTTTGGAGGCAGGTGCCCGCACTGGGGTCAGCACAACGGACCCGCGGGCCGGTATCGGTGTTGGCGAAGACGGCGACCCCATGTTCACGCTGCAATCCGGGAATCTGGAGGGCCAAGGCGGTGCGCGCGAATCGACCCTGATCGCATTCTGCAACGCTGGCGGTGACACTGCCCTAAGTACCAGCGAACACACCGCGCCGCCGATCACGACGCGCCACGGAGATCCCGGCTTGATCGCGTTCTCCTGCAAAGATTCCGGTGCCGACGCCTCCGAGGTTCAGGAAATGAACATCGCATCGCCGTGGGCGGTAAGACGTTTGACCCCGACCGAATGCGAAAAACTCATGGGATGTGAGCCGGGTTGGACGGCGATTCAATATCGCGGCAAAGACGCGGCAGGCGGGAATCGATATCGCGCATTAGGTAATTCGATGGCGGTTCCGGTGATGCGGTGGATAGGCCAGCAAATTCAACGAGTTACGGATAATATAAAACAATAGTTGACGTTTCTGTTCGGAATCCTGTAAGCTATCCCTGAAGTCCCCGTTGTCGTTCTTTCCAGCGCAGGTGTAAGGCCGGGCGGCGGTCGCGGTAAGCTGCTAATTTTCAACGCTCCACCCATCTCCAAAAACCAAAAAATCATGCAATATCCGGTCTACCAGGGAGCCGCGTTTATGGGCTACATGGACGAGGAAGACTGCCGGGATATGCTCCGCGAGAGCAATAAGCCCGGTGGAAAGCGTAACGTGCGAGTCTGCAAACGCGGACGAGAAACCAGGCTGGTGATCGCCGTAGACACGAAGATCACGAAGACAACGGCCATGCGGGACGCCGGCGGGAACGCGATGGTGTCGACGCAGCGCGAGGAACTCTACTCGGGATTCCGCAAGGAGTTCACTGACGGCCCGGTCACGAAGGTCATCACGGTCCTGCGGCGCCCCGGTAAGGAGCGCGGCAAGAACTTCCTCGGGCTACCGGTGTTCGGACTGGAGCCGTGGCGGGAGACGGATCGCTTTCCCGCGGGCCGGTACAATCCGGATCTGATGCGGCCGATGTTCGATTCGCTGGCGCAGATGCGGGCGGTTCAAGCCGAGATGGCGGCAGGCTGAAGCGATGGATGCGGGGAAGTGGATTGCTATTGACCGTGGAGCGAAGGACGTGACTGCGGAAGAAGTCCAGCAGTTTGAATCGGTTGAGCCTGCGACATTTCCACTGGCCGACAGGGTTAGGCCGGAAGAGTTGGTCGCGCTGTTTGCCTTGAGGGAAAGACTCCCTAAAATGGAAAACGGGCTACCGACCGAAGTCCAGTAGCCCGATCAAGGGAGCGCTCCGAGCTTCCCTTTTGTGGTCATGTAGTAGACCGGAGTTTATCCCGGCCCCATAGATTCACCACCCCC